GGCGCTATGCCTTGGAGAGTAGGCTTTCAATTCCTACCCAACTCCACCCAATTTTGATCTGATTGGGAACAGTGTAGCGACATTGGCTCGAGTCTGCACTCCTAAAACCAAATGGGTCTTGGAAACCCCATCTGGAGTGTAAGCGCAAGACTTCCGCCCAGCCTGATTCTCCTCTCTTAATATAGAGGGGACGTGGCATTCGGATTCGTACCTCCTCTCTTTGTAGTCGGCTGTTATACCGAGTACGAAAGTGAGAACGGGCGTAATCCAAAACCTCATCCTTTCCCAGAGCTCTGTTGCATAAGACACGCGGAAGCGGGTCTATAGCATTCGAGATAGGGATTAAACCAAGGCTTTCCGTCACAACCCCCTGCAGATAATCTGCAGATAGGTGGTAACCACGCTCCCTTAAGCTATTAATGTAGCTTATATAGGAGAGTGAAGCCGCTGATGACGGTGCATCAGACCAACGCGCTTTAACACGGAGGGGAGTAACGCCTTCAAGTTTGAAAGCGTCTCTTCCACAAGATTCTCGAAAGAATCTACCGCTGCAGCACTTGCCCTCATTGAACTTTAGATAAAGTTCTTCGAAGACGGGTCTGACGCGGACAAAATCATCCTTACGGATGATAATGTCGTCACCGTAGACATACACGGACGGAAGATCATAAAGATCCTTTTGTCTGCGTATATCTACGAGAGAGCCTACCGCTAACGCCCAGAAAATCATCGCTTCGATGGGAAAGCAAACACTGCTACCCATAGGAGCAAATTTCTTCAGGCGAATGCGGTGTCCATCTGGAAGACACGTAAACTCCGACCTACATGCACACAGATATCTGTATACATGTTGGGGAAGGAGCTGCCGTACCAACCAAAGGGAGACTCGATCTGAAGCATCTTCCATATCCGCGGTCATAAAATCACCGTAGTAGGAATGCTTCGATGCGAGGGCACGGTTGACACCTTGGTCTGTGAAATTCACAAAACCACAAGAAATCGATGAAGGATTCTCGAGCTTTCGCACGATGGCCTTCATGAGACCTTGTTGGATCCATTGTAATTCTAATGGTTCCATAGATATCAACCGTGGTCCTCTAGAGTCTTTTGGCACAAGTACTACTTTCGCAGTACTCTCCGTATGGATTTCCATACGCTCCAAAATCTCTAACTCGTCACAGAGGTGCGTCATATTGAAAAAGAAATACTCCGGGTAGGAGTATAACTCGTCCAGTTTGACGTAAAACCTTGAGAAATTCATTTTCTCCCAAGGTTTCTCCCCAGTTGCAAGTGCACCAGGACCGTGTCCAGGAGTGATGTCTAAAGGATCTAAATCCTTCAGAGTGTACCAGAGTACCATCCGAGCATTCTCTAATGCTCGAGCAGTATTCGGAGACAGAGGAACCTCGTCTGCCTCATCAGGGAGCTCACGATCAATCGAGATAAATTTATCGATGGTCGCTTGCTCACTGTCTGGTGCACAACATCCCTCAAGCTTATACAACAGAAAACAAATCTGTCGTACGGCTCGCACGGCATCACACTGAAGCCGGTGATTAACCGACCCCAGTGCGTAATCCGCCACATTCCCACAGTTGTCGAATATTAGCTTCCAGAAACCTCCCAAAAATATAGGGAGGAAGGGTGACTTCTTCGAAAGTTCAAAGGAGTGACCCACTGGGAACATAATATCACTGCCAAGTGCCTTGTCTAGGCACTTGCCGAGTGTAGGCAAAGTTTTCGTAAGAAAACTGAGCCCTTCAACTTCTGTTCTCTTTTGGATGGTATTTATATCCATCATGGAAGAGGAGGGTGGAATGGAGCAGACGTTAGCCGCATCCCGATAGACGTGGACGACCAAGTTCAGATATATCGAACTCGAATCGGGCTTTTCAGGTTTCCTCATAGAGGTTCCCTTCCAGCGCGCATATAGCTCACCCACAATCCTACCGAGGCGCCAATCGACCGAATTGAGAAACCATTTCTGGTAACTCAATGACCGCCGGAGAAGGTTATTAACCTTCTCCATTGATCCATCTGTCGAAGAAAAGGGTAGCATCCCATTCTTGGAATGCGTCGCCACTTCCTCCGCGCATGATGCCAATCAACTGAGCAAACAACTCCGCCTTATAAGCGTCGGGAAAATTAACCCGAGGCAAATCGGCGACGATGTAGATCGACCCAACATGAGTCGGGTCGACCGAGGTCCCATCCCAACCGTTTGTTTCCAAACGGAGGAGATGGCGGTCACGTGCGAATTGGTTCTTACCCACTACAGAGTGGGAGACTCGCATCCTTTCGACTGTTCCAGAGCTCGCCGTAATATTACGACGGAGCACCTGGTTAGCCGATTGGGACACGATGACGAAATCCCGAGTTGTTGGGGATCCGCCACCAATATCGACGTTCGCCTCGAACGGATCTGGGAGCATTTACGCGCCTCCAGTACGTACGCCAAATGACGTACAGATAATTGGACAAGCGAAGCGAGAAGAGGAGGGAATTAACCCTTTCTTTTCTTCTTCCTTCTCATCCAGGCTAAAGTAGCAGCGCTGACCCACTGGAACCCATGAGGGGTATCCAGTTGGAGAGCTAACTGCTCTTCGGACAGACTGGGCAATCCAGTCTGTCTATAATAAGACTCAAGCGTACCAACGCTTGAGCCGGAGCCAGGGGAGATCGTCCATTTCGAGACATCCTCCACTAAACCAGGAGTCAAAGTCAAAGACTCTAATCCACGGAAAGTGAGAGACGTCTTTAAGTCGTATTTATAACTACGACAGTAGTCAAAAACGACTACCTGGACGGGAAGGTTCTCAAGATCGAGACCTTCAAGCCATTCACCAACGTGAAAGACCCAATCTACTACGAAGGAAAATGGGATAACCTGCCAAACATCGCTGATTGACAGATTAATACCCCAATAATCCAGCTCGGCAAAGAATTGCCGCAAACCTGCTGAGACAGCAGGAATGTTATAGCTGAAATCCAACGTAGCATGAAACTTGAGTGATCCGATCTCCTTTTGGAACCGAGCCTCTAATGTCATCTCTTCGAAGACATCGTCGGCAAAGTCCCAGTCAGGATCGATTGTCTCGTACAATATAGACGAGTCAACCGGATCAAACCACTCTTGGGTCTGGAAGGTGAGTGGAGACAAGCCCTTCTGAAAATGGAGGGTTTGACGCTTATTCGAGTTATCCAAGAAACGTTCGACATCTTGCCGTACGTTCATGAACTTCTCAAATATCGTCTTAACGTCATTAACAAAAGGAAGCCAGCCAAAAGTGGCTGACAGCCAAGACTCGCTGATCTTATCCAGTGAAGCAGTACCGCCCTTAAGTAAGTTTCTGATAAACTCCGGTAACTTGGTAAATAACATCACCAAGTCGCGGAATAGAAACTTCACTTCGGCGAGCTCCACTAGAAATACCGGCATACTGAAACCGGTATCCAATTTGGGGATCATCGTGTCTAACGCCATCCTATCAAGAGTAGTCGTCTTCGTAAAGAAGATAGATTGCCCTATCGGGAGGTAAGGGTCAGTAAAACCCGAACCAATGACGTCGCCGTATAGCTCAACACCCGCATCAAACTCCAACAGAGAGTCCTGATATCCTTCCACGGAAATATAACCGTGTATAGGGTGACAGTCCTCAAAGTCATAGGTCTCATCTATTACTAGATGTTTCCTTAACTTTAGTCGGTGTGAGGTTTGGGTATTGCGCCATTTCAAGTGAAGACAATCGCCCATAGGCCAAGGACCACGTCGACTATGTTTAACATAGTTGATATAGTTCTGGTTCTGGACGTAGTCAGCAGCAACACCAGGTTTGGTGCGGCTGATCTCAGTAGTACCGAATGACACTTGGTCATCGATGCTACATGACTCATCCCATTTCTTAGTGACATTAGTAGTCACTTCGAGACGGACATGAGGCAGCACACCTTGTGCCAAGATCACTTGATTCTTAACGGCCATGCTTTGTGCTCCT